TGGAATTGCTCTTTGAACTGTTCAAAGGTTTCAGCCGATGTACCGGCAAATTCATTTAGGCTTTTAATGTCAATCATATGTTATTGGATTTAGATTTTCTACCTCTTTTTTTTGTTTCAATTTTTGGCTCTTCACTTGAACCCAAATACATTTCCATGAGGCTTTTTGTTTTCTCATCCAATGTAACCGGTTCACTTATTGGGGCAGTTGTGTTTTGTGGCAAATCAACTTTTGGTGCTATGGTTGTGGTATTCTCTTCAAATTGCTCTATGATTTTCCAACCACCACTTTGCATCCTTATTGGGTTTTTCCAAATGCTTGGTGGCAATTTTGCCCTTCTACCGGTTACCATTGAAATGGCTTCCCTCAACTGAAGTGTTTTGTCTTTGTCCATATCTCTCTGATTTATTTGCAAATATAATGTAAGAAATTACATTTTAGTGTTTATGTTTGTACTGATTAGTACCAATAGTATGAGGGATAAAAATGATGATAATTTGATTGCTCTGTTTTGGGTGGTACTGATTTGTACTTGCATTATATTTTGGACTTGGTTAATATGCAATTACTATTAAGCTTCATTTTATTTATCATATGTTTAATCCTTCTAATCATTGACTCAAATGCGACCAAAACAAAAAAAGACCGGTAAAACCATTACAAAAATCAAAGGCACTAAAGCCACTTGGGAGATTTATGTTTCTATAAATAAAGGAGTAAAAACCTTTGGCAATAGGCTTGTAAGCAAAAATGGTTATATCATTTGCAACAATTGGGGTTTCAAGTCTGAGAATGCTTGTCTTCACAATATTAAAGCAATTACCGAAGCCGTTTAAAAGTTTTATATTTTTGGGTTTAAAGCCAATTGACCCCGTAAGGTCTTTGGCTTTTTTTTATAAATCCAATTGATTCAATAATGATTCAGAAGGTTCGAAATTTCCATTATCTATATTCCTTCTAATGTCATCCTTTGGTACTGCAAAAATTGATACTGGTATGATTGAATGCCTACAATTATAACCACCGGCAGTTGAGTAAATGGTTTTTTCATTTGTGCCATCAATCTTGCCTTGCCATTCCTCATCAGCCCATTCCTCTATTTCCTTATAGTAAAAAAATCTGTTGTGCCTTTCCCTACAAAATTCCCTTGTGCTTTCTATTGTATCACCACTATATTTGAACCATTCAGCACCAATCTCATCAGCCATAGCTGATGTATATGACCTATCAGCAATTGCAAATTGGTCATGTGCTACTTGCTTGGCATATTGCTGAAGCTTTCCATCAATCTCATCATTGCCAGTAACAACATCCCTAACGGCTTTGATTGTATCTTTAAAAGAGGCATTATTTGAAACGGCTAATTCTATTTGCTCACTTACTGCATCAGCAAAAGCCTCATCACCTATTGAATTAATAAGAATGTCAGCAGTATTTTTTTTGCTAATCTTATTGAGTTGATTTGCCAACTCAGTTTCTACATTGTCAAATCCTTTTCTTAATAATTGGTTTGTAATCTTTGCTTGTTGGTCAAATTGTTTAGCAAACTCTTTAACGGCACTCACATAATCAGATTGTAACAATATATCTTTCAACTGCTCTTTTAATTCAGCAGTCAATTGCAAATTGGTATTGTTAAAAATTATGTTGCCTTGAGCATCAACCTCAAGTTGATTCAACAAATCAATTACATCGGGGTAAAGTTCTTTTGTGGCTTTTTCAACGGCAGTTAAAAACTCATCCGGAACCCTTGTAAGCCTAAAAGTTTTCTCCCTAATTAACTCATCAAGTGTTGGCATTAAATTTCATTATTGTTCACAATGTCATTTATTACAGACCTTGAATTGAATTGGCTTGGGCTTTGAATGGTAATACTATCTGCAACCTCTTTGGCTTTGGCAATCAACAATTGCATTTGTATGTCAAAATCTTGCTCCAAAAATTCTTGGTTTTCCATCATCAATCCATTCACAAAATTAATTGCTGAATCATGCAGAACTACCTCCCACTTGTCAACCAATCCTTTGGAAAGCTTCATATTAATCTCATCCAATGTCATGGTCATCAACCTATCAGTTTGACTAATGAGATTAAAGACCTTTTGACCTTTGACATCGGGGTAATACAAGGTTTGCAAATACTTATAAATGATGGACTGTATTACAAAAGGTGGTTGCTTTGATGCAATAGCCTCATTGATTTGAGCCATATAATCAGACTCAAGGTAAAAGTCATAATTGACTGGTCTTTTTATTGTAGGCTTTCTATAATTCTCACCATACCTCATAAGACCAATCACATCAATGCACCACTCATAAAGGTCAAACAATTGAACAGAGTTCTGTTTAATACCGGCAATCAAACTCTTTTGGTCACTTGCTACCTCTGTTGCAGTCAACCCGGCACTACCTTGTACCTTGTTGTCTGTTTTCTTAAGATGCAAAATGTCATAAGCCATAGCCATTCCTTGTGCAATCTCATTGCGTAGAAATACCGGTGTTTCAGTTGATGGCGAAGCATAATACATAGCCCTATCGGGTGTAACCGTATCACCTTGACTTGTTCCTTTTTGTGGCTTAATCAACAAAGTGCCATAAGGACTAACTCTGTCTTTTGCTCCGGTTCCATTACATTCGGGGCAAATGCTTTTTGATCCATCTGCTCTGTAATGATAACCATTATCGCAAACCAATTGCTCCCCATTATCCCTAATGCTAAACTCACAATACTCACCAACCATTACTCTGAATGGGTAGGTGCAAGTTGGTTTTATGCCTCTCAATAAAGCACTATCCAAAAGCACCTCATCCAATATGTCTGTTGCATAAAGAAAGGGGCTTTGTTGCATCATTGTTTCATCAATCTGAATTGCAATACCATCAACCCTTTTTACTGGCACTATTCCAGTAGCATGATTGAACCACTCAACAACCTCAAATTGATAATCTATTTTTTTGCCAACTTGAATGGCTTTATAAATCCACTCATCATCAAAAATGTAAAATACCAACCCATCATAAACCTCTTTACCATTGTATTCAACTGAACTTAGCTCTTCACTTTCTATTACTGCATAATTAATATCATAAGCCAAAACCCTTGTTGTATGGTAGAACTTTGTATAAGGCTTTATCAGTTGTTCGGGGTCAATGATTTGTTCACCATCCTTTTCAATTACTGGAATATCATAGGGCAATACTGCAACCACACCCATTGCATCCATCATTTTAAGAGGTGGCAAGAATGTAAAAACAAAATTGTCCAAGCTTCCATATTCGGGAAATTCAGAATCCAAATACTGCTGAAGCGTTGTATTTGTATTTATATATTGGTCTGCATCTGTCACATATTGGATTGACCAGTTGTTTTCATGGTATGCCCTTCCATATGTGTCAACCATATCCTTAAAAACTTGTATGGTTGTTTGCTTGTAGTTTGCCCTAACATAATCTGCCTCTGCTGGTGTTTGGTTGGGGGCTTGTTTCATAAACAACTCATAAGGGTAAACACCTTTTTGAGCATGAACCCTAATCTGATTGAGCCATTTTACTGATAACCCATAACCATTATAAAACTCTGCATTGTGGTAATCTTCAGAATGACCAACATATTGTGACCCAAGTTTTGGTTTTGACTTGGCAGATGTTTTCTTTTTGTCCACAAGACTTTGGACAAGTTCAAATATAAATTCCGGTGAAATCATTTTTTTATCTTGGTTTAGGTCTTGGGAGTGGTTTAGGTCTTCCGGATGAGCAAGGTTTACAAGCCATTGTTTTGAGGTATTATGTAAGACTTAGAATGATTTATTCTTGTTGAATTTCCAAATAATTCCTTTGTACTTATAGGGTATTTGAATTTTTTACTTTGTAATCTTTTCCAATTCCTATACAAAGATGCATAACCTTTGTAATATTTGGACTTAAAAACCACATCAGACTCAAAATAATAAGAATAATGTTCATACACTTGAGGTAATGCCTTTATTGATTTTTGAAATTGCATAATTGGTGGCTCATGGCTTATGAATGTTTGACCAGTCCACCACCATAGCCTTGTATGTAGATTGTCACCCCAATCACCTTTTCCAACCAATTGTTTACCATCCATGTCTTTACAAAGCAAATGATTGAAATGGAAAGCACCGGCAACAGAAACATCTTTGTTCATCATACTTTCAGCCTCTTCAAAATCTGTTTCTTTCCATTGCTCATCAACATCAATTTGCCAAAGCCAACCATTGGACTCTGATTTGAGCAAACTTACTGCCTTGTTCACTTGCTCATCCTTGCTTAACCAACCACCTTTTTTGGAATGGAATAAAATATTAGGGTATTTCTCCATCAATTGTGCAATGTGTTCAATTGTTCCATCAGTTGAATTTTTTGGAATATTGAGATTATTGCACCAAGCAGTTGAACCTTTATTTCCACTAAACCCTTCAACAATTACCCACTTGTCAAATGAGTTAACCATCACATCAACAAAATTACCATTGGTAAGATGATGCAACCCATTGTAGATTATTGTAAAGGCATACCTCATTCTATATAATAAATTGCAGAGCCAAAGCCCTCTGATGTTTCCCAAATCTTTGTAAATCCTCTCTCATCCAATAACTGGCAAGAATGGTAATGCTTTACATGGTTGGTATCATCCAAAGCCAAATAAAAAGGAGCAATTGCCGTTTTCATAAGTTCTTTAAATTCTATGCAACCAATATGTCCGGCACTATCAAGTATAATCAAATCGGGTTGATACTCTACTTTTTCCAATGCATACTTTAGCATATTGTCCGGTACTTTAAAGCTTACCTCTTGCTTATACAATAATTCTCTATTGTGGTCAAGATGGTCAACTATAATGTTTTCGGGAACATCAAATGTAAAATCTGTTGGTAACAATGGTCTTGCAATGGATAAGCCCAAAAGAAAATTTATAGATGTGTTTTTGTGTTTCTTTCTTGCAATTTCATAAAATCTTGGGTTTACCTCAATGCTATAAACTATCTCATCACCAACCATTGCATCAACAATGGCTTGTGTTGTACCCTCACCCAAATAAGAACCGGTTTCAATTATTCTTTTGAGCCGATATGTTTTTATAAGTTCAGTTATTGCATACTTAAATTCACCCTTTGCACTCATGCCATTGGGCATTAATTGTTGTGCTATTTGCATCTCATTATTTTTTTTACAACATCATATGTTTCATTTACAACCAATGTATCACCATTGTTAAAATTCAATAAGGTGCATTCTGTATCTGTTTCATTGATGTAGGTTTGATTGAAAGAATATACCTCTGCAAGGTTTACCATTGCCCTTACACTTTTTGAAGATGTCACCCCAACCTCTTCAAGTTGCTTGTCATAAACGGTTACGCTAAACTCGTACCAAATCATAAGAATGCCATTTTTTAGTGAGTATTGTCCGGTCTGCCCTCATTGGTACTTTATCAGTTATGTAATAATAAAGTTCAGCTTTCAAATCCTTGAAGCTATCAACAAAGTTAACTAAGCTTGAGTCTATACAATGTATTTCTGAAGCATTCTCAATCACTTTTGCCCAATCAAAAATCTGATAGTTTTTCCCAACAATCGGCTCAAAATATACCACCCTCTTATCAGTAACCACATCAATGGCAGTACCATAATCAGAACCCCTATGCACAAGGATATAATCACCCCCATTGTCCAATCCAAGATGATTAAAAAGAGCATTCTCCAATTCATTGTTCCGTGTATAATTAAGATTGCGAAGAGCCAATAAAGGGACTCCAGCAATTTGGTATTTGAGTTCAACAAATGACTTGAGTCTGTTTTTTTGCCTAATCCAAAGCCTATGCACATCCGAATTTGTAATAATTCCAAAAGACATATCAATGATTTTATCATATTGATTGTCTTGAGTAGCAACTGGCTTGGCATAATCCACATAATTGAAAAGTGAATGATATTGATTAGGGCATAACCATTCAACAACCCAACCTTGCTTTGAATAATGCTCTGCAATAGGCAAACAACATATGATGTCACCAACTTTGCCCGGTTGATGTATCAAAACTTTTTTGGATTTGTATTTTGTCCAATCTTCAATTTTCACCGGTATCACTTGACCTTGCAACCTATCTTTTTCTGTATAATTCCTTTTGTTGGTTATATGCAAATGATATGATTTGATTGACAATGATGGATTGATTGGTTGTAATCCTATTTGTGCAAGTTCATAAGCAAAACGATTATCACAAGCCGGTAGCCCCATTGTAAAATTTATATTTTCCATCAATGGTGGCTTTCCATTAAATACCCATGTGTCTTGACTCCATTCATAATTGAAAAGCTTGGCATATCCATTGTTTTGCAAATCCCACCTTGATAAGCACAAAACCTTATTTTCCCAATTCATTTCTTTTATCATTTCAATTTCTGATGTAAAGTATATATCAGAATTGGCAATGATGTAATAATCTGCCTCATAGTTGTTAGCTTCCTTAACAAAATCAGCATATGTAGGTCTGTCATATTGGGTAAGGTTTATCACCTTATCATTTTCATAATGCTTACCCAAATTAATTATAAGGTCAATAGATTGGCAATTTATGTTTGCCTCCATCACCTTTCTTAATTCCCTTTGCCTATCATTATACCTTTGCTCAAAGTATGAAGTCAAGAGAATAACTTTACCCTCTTTCTTTGGGTATTTTTTAGCATCGGGTTTTATTAAATTTGAGCCAATGATTGCCTTTTGATGGTTTGCCCTATTGCTTGTTTGATTTGCAATTTTATCACCTTTGATTAAGTGGCTTTTGAATATATGCCTACCCCCTCTTGAAGCACACATTTTTTGTAAAAGCTTATCATAATACTCCCAAAAGAAAAGCTTTATGTTGTTTCTCCATCCAAAATAGGAAATGAAATAATGGGTGTGAACCAGTTCATGTGGTCGCTTTTCTCCATTGTTGCCAAACCACATGGTGTTAATTCCAATGTGATTTATTTCTCCTTGCTTGGCAAGTGCAACATTTAAATATAACTCATCCGGTTGACCACCACCCCATTTGTTTCTAAGCCTTTCCAATGGTATTGGATTATCAAAAGCCTCATTAAATAAATGGTAAAGTTCTTTGGTCTTTTCACAATCTTTAATGTACTGGATGGAACTTTGGGTTGCCGGAAATTTAGTTGTATGGTCAAACCCATAATGTTGCCAAATATCCTCTTTATATGCCCAGTACATATCGGGCAAAATGTTAGGGGCATTTATGTCATATATTGCGTTTATATATGTGGCATAATGCTTATCACTTTCTATAAGCCTATCAAATAACGGCTCAATTGGTTGAATACACAAGCCATCAACATCTAAAAACAATGTATGTTTGAATGGTAGCTTATATCCTATTTCAGCTTTGAACCTACCGGGGTCGGGGGGGCTTTGTTCCAACCATTCTATAAAATCAAAAACTGAATGGTCTGTTACCTCTTTTAAAACCTCTCTTGTTGCAATTAAATGGATAGGAATGTTGGGACTATAATACTTGCAAGAGAGGGCAAGGTTATAAGCCATAAAGCCATAACCTCGCCTTCCAAATGCAAGTAATAAAATCCCTTTATCCATTCAATGGATTTATGCAGAGAATACACCCGATGGGGTTGGAATCAAAGAAACAGAACCTTTGTACTGATAAGTGATATTAAAAGAAGCCGGTTCCTCATCAGTATCTGCAACAACTGGACTACCACTAAAGGCAACCTCACCATCCATAAATAATGACTCATCATCAAAACCGGCTTTAGGGCAAAGCCTCGCAATTATACCACTAATGGTATAACCACTTGTCAATGTTGTCCAAAAATCCATGTTCTGCTGATTGAAAGAATAATCTGTGATTGCACCCGAATAAGTAACATAAAGGGTTTGTGGTAGACCACAAGCAGTTACTTTAGGTGATTGGGTAACCTCACCGGCTCCAAGACCCATACGGATATTTTGCACAATTTTGGCTTCGCCATTTGAGATTAATGTGTTAACCTCAACACCATCTGATGGGTCAGTAAGGTTTGCACTACAAAGAATAAATACGGCTTCAGAAATACCGGCTGGTCTCGGACCTTTACAAGCCAATGTTGAAACCTCATGGTCTGTGAGAGTATCACAATTGTAATTAAGACAAGTTGCCATTAAATTAATTTTTTTTGGTGTTTACATTTAAGTTTTTTTGGGGTTACTTAATGACTCACCCTTACTTGTCACCATTTATGCAAATATAAATACTAAATATGTCTGTTGAACAACTGCCCTTTATCTTTTATCCTTAAATTGATTACGGCAGTTGCCAAGCTATAAGCCCCATCACCATTCCAATTTGGTTGGTATGAATCTGTATCAGCAATGTATTCCTTAAAGTCATCTTGGGTATCACCAATCCCAAAATGGTCACAATCCACTTGCACACTTAAACAATCATGGAAAGTTTCAGAGGCAAAATCTGTATGTATCTCCCAATACTTTTCTATTTCAGAATATACAACCCTTGCATTTCCAGTACCACTTTTTTGAATCTGTTTTTCTTTTGGGTATGTTGGATTTATTGACCTTATAATTGCTCTTTGTGTTAACTTGAATCCGGTATTTACAAAATCAAAACCAAAAGCATTTTGGTCACAATAGGCAACAAGCATTTTGCTTCTTGGTATTGGGGTTGATGAAAACCTTATGCATTCGCTTGTATAAGTAGCCTCAAAAGGTTCTGTCTTATATACATTTATATTATCTACAATTATATATCCTATAACATAATTCAATTGGAAATAATCATTGGAACTTTTTTCAAAAGCCCCATTAATTTGGACATAACCACCATTTGCATTGTATGTTTGAGTATATGAATAAACACCATTTGCATTTTGGTATAAACCAATTGGGCTACCATTAACAATGTAAGCCCTTACACCAATATTTGGGTCTGAACTATTTACAATTTCAAACTCTGTTTGATATGTACCCGGAGTAAATAAAGGTTGAACTGCATTGGTTATAATTGGGTAAGCAGAATTTCCCGATGTGAAAACCATTGCGACATCATCAATTGAACCATCAAAATCACTTGATGGGGTAAATGTTATCCTTGATGCTCCAAGTTGGTATGGTGTATATATTTGACAAAACCTATCATTGCCTTTCCATGTATAGCTTGTACTATTTACGGCAGTACCAACCTTGCAAGTTACCGTACCGGCAGTTGAGCCACTAATGGTGAATTTAACCCAATAATTAAAATTAGTGCCGGGTGGTGGTGTAAATAATAAATTTAAGTCTTGGTATAATGTAGCAGTACTACCCGGTGTATGTTGTGCCTTGTTTGATGATAAAGCCCAATTTGTTCCAAAATTCCAATTTGAACTTGTTGCAAAATTTCCATTTGTTATCCAATCAATATATCCATTACTAAATGGGTCAAATATCAATTTCATTTGATTGCCGGTATTGTCATATTGGACAACTGCATTGTTTCTTGACCAATATGTATAACCATCATCAAAAGAGGGGTCTATTACAATATTATCAGAGGTCAATATACACTCATCATAAATGGTTAAATTGTAACACCCATCAATTAAATCATAATTTTCAAATGCAAAATCTATGGTTACAAATTCATTGAAATAAGTAATTGAATCAGATACATCAGTTATAAATCCATCTTGGTCAACCAATTCAAGACCATAATTTTTTTTTAACTCATATACCTCAATATTGGAAATTGTACCTTGAAAGGTTGCAGACCTATCAAAAAACAAAGTACCATTTACGGTAGGTGTTAGATAAAATACATAATCACCATCTGCTGAAACATTTGTTGTTGTTGCATCAGATATGTTGCCAGTCAATGTACCATCAACATAATTTGTAACCCTAAATTTCAGTTGATAATATGAATTGGCACCATATGTATCTGTTGTGTTTTCCAAAATAGAACCTAAACCAGTTGCTCCAGTTATTGCATCAACAGAACCATCAAGATTTATAACCCACCTACAATTATTATCCCAATGGGTGTATGTAATTGGGTATGCATATATTGAATCAACTGAACCATTAAAATCATCACTTGGTAAAATATCAATTACATTGAATAATGATATGTTTACCATATTAAATTCAATTGTACCACTTGTTTGCAGTATAGGGCTATAAGTATATGTGCCAAAAGCTCCAAATCTTATTCTAAGATATCCGGCAGTTGTGGTCATTGTTATGCTGATTTTAAATTGACCACAAGAGATTATTGAGGCATTTGATTGAGTGGTTGGTGAAATGGTTGGTGGGGTTGGTGTATTTGTAATTTTATCTCCCCCATATGTCCAAGTTGTTCCTAATGTCCAACCGGCAGAGCCTCCAAAAAACCCACCGTTTACAATAATATTTCCACCTAAAGAATAAGTTTGAAAATTAGCATCTGTAATTAAATTGTTGTTATTACATGGTGTTTGATAGAATTGGGTTGAAACCCTATCACCGGTTTGTATAGGAAAACAATATTTTTCAGAACCACATATGTAATTATTGGGGCTATCAATATCCGGAAAATATGGTTGATGTTTGTTAAGTAAAAGAGGCATATTTTGAGGTTATTATTTTTATTTGAGTTAAACCATTCCAATCATTTCTTTTCATACTATCTATCCAACCAATTCTTGTAACACCATCTTTTTCAAACTCTATTTTTCTTGTCACATTGGTTAACAAATTTATATAATCTTCTTGGGGTATTTCATAATCAAAATCATATAAATATTTATTAGCATTGTTGTTACCCGAACCACCACCACCACCAACATATGAAGGTGTTACAATAGTTGAATAGGTTGCTTCATTTATATTTAAAATTGGTATATTATTAGGAAATAATGTAAGTGTATTATAAAATATTGCAACATCTAAGGAACAAATCGCATAGTCACCGGCAACACCAGTTACAACAAATGTTGCAGTATCAGTATATAAACCATTAAATCGTTTATATGGAATTATAAATTCATTTTGTGTAATTAGGTTATTTGCTGAATCATATAGACCCAATTTTAATTTCAATCTAAAATAATATGAGTCCAAAGTAAGCCCACCATTATTACAATTCACAACATCATAAGTGGTTTCAAATAAAAAATTATAAGTTCCATCTACTGGTAATGTATATCTCCCATTTGTATTGTTATAGTTACCACCATCATCAAAATTTCCAGTAGAAGTTTCATCGGGAAATATAACTAATGGATAGTTATACCAAATTGGTGGTGGGTTGTTTGCATTAATACCACAACAAATATAATTTGTTAAACCTATGGGATTTCCATAAGATGGATTATTTGAAAAGGATATTGGATTTGTCCCTAATGATGCATGAAAACCATACCCACCCAATCCATTAAAGTTGCCAAAGGTTGTAAGAAATTGATTTGAATATCTTTGAACTTTATTAAAATTATTTATTCCAATGTTGTACCAACAATTACCACCGGCTTGTGGATATTGAACGGCAGATGCAGTTTTATTTATATAATCAACACCATTGCATTCTATTATAAATATCTCATCAATAAGGTTGGTTGATGTTCCGATTATAGTATCATGTATGGAGTTTGTATCAATTATAAAACTATTAACAAGGTTTAATTCATTGTCAATATTACATTGACCAAGTGGAAAAAATTCTTCTTTAACCCATCCATAATATGAAATACTATTGTCAAATGAACCACTTGTTACTTTATTTGAGCCAACCAATACTTTGCTATAAATAGATTGTGCATCTATTGAAACATTCAACTCCTTTATATCATTAAATGAATATGCAATTCCATCATTAAATGATGTATCATAAGTTTCAAGTCTTAATATAGGGTTGTTTAAATCAGTTGTATCAATCCAAAAAAATACATTGTAAAGCTTTCTCATCTCATCAAAAAGCTTTTCAAATGTTAGTTTGATAACTGGCTCTTGTGCATTGGGGTATATTGTATAAGGGTTCAACAAATCTTGACCCTTGCACAAAAATGGCTTTTCATTTAAGTCAATTAAAAATTGAGAGTAAAAGGATATTTTGTTATCACTAATTGCCCTAACTATCAAATCAAATACATCATAAACCAAATATGCCTCATAATATGCTCCCGTTGTTGAACCATAAACACAAGTATTGTGATTAAACAAATTCAAAGAATACTTAGATATTTGTGTTAGTTGAAAATCTGACTTTGTTACTATTGCACTTAAATTTACCTCAAGGTTTTTATTATTGTTTATATATGAATAAAAGCTATTGTCTTGAATCTTTGTCTTTAAGGTTTGTGTATGATACTCAAATTTTATGCTTGGTATTTTTATTGTGCCTACATAAAATAGCCTTGTATCAGTATTGCTGAAAACATCATATATTTTTATTTCTGCCTCATTACAAGCACCGGAGTCAAACAAGTTTTTCAAGTATGCATAACCCGAAATTGTACCAACTGGCAAATCATTGTTAGCGTTCAATTCCAATTCAACATCTTGGGTAACCAATAAATTGTTCAGTCTTCTATCCCTTTTTATGGTACTTGATAAATCAGTATCATTTATGGGTTGGTCAATCAATTGACCATCTATGTAAAATAAAAATGCCATTATACCAAAGTCAATTGTAGTTCTTGTGCAACATAATCAAAAATAGGTTGGTCATCAGCACCCCAATTGGCAACCAATGGATAAGTCAAAGGTATGTTGCCCTCTGCCAATACCGTTTCAATTATTGAGCCATCAACATCTTCCTCATGTTGTATTAAGTCATAATGAACTTGACCCGGTGAGGCAATAAAATCATAACCAGTATAAAGGCAAAGCTTCAAAACATTTGCTTGATAGGTAAAACCTTGTGACCATATATCTATTGGGGTTATCTCCCTTTGATTTGCTTGTAAATTCATTATTCTATGTATATATATCCACCAAATATAGTTGTCAAAGGGTTGGTTGCCCAAGTTGGATTGATAAATTTAATCTCAATGTAATCACCGGCAACCACTACAATGCTCAAAGATGAGTTGCTAAAAACCCTCTCATTGGTTGCAACTGATAAAGTTTGTATTAAAGTATCTGTTAAATTGTTTAACCTAATATAACCACTCCAAGCTTGGTTTGTTCCGGCAGTACCACTATAACAATAAATCTCTGCCCTCTTAATTGTACCACTTTTTGGAATATAAACCTTGCTGATGTTTGCAGTTGTCACCGGTGCTTTTGGCAAATTTCCAAAGTATATTGTTTGAGCATCAACCGGTGATGATGTCAAGGCTTGAACTGATAAAGTGTAACCCGGTATAGGAATTGAACCACTCCCAAGAATGCTTGTGCCATTAATGGTTTTTATATTAGTTCCACTTACAAGCAAATCTTGTTTGCCATTGAAGGTTGACCAATCAGCATTTGCCAAGTATCCACTTTGTGAACCATTGGCTTGAGCAACTTGAATGGTTGTACCAGTTCCAATAACTGCATTTGTGCCACCACTAATGGTTAATATTGATGATGTTGCTTCAGTCAAATTTCCCTTTGTAAGTGCCGGTTCTTTGCTATTGAAAGTTGACCAATCACTTGTTGAAAGCAAACCCCTATTTGTTGCTGATGCAGTTGGTATGTTGAATGTATGTACATTGGTAGCTGATGCAATGTTAAAATCTGTACCACTTGAACCAGTTGCAAATGTTTGGCTTGTTCCGGTTTCAGAATTTAATGATGTTATGCCACTACCACTTGAAGGGGCTTGGGCAATCCACAAAGAGCCATCATAGGTTAATACATCACCGGCAATTGGTGGGGTGGTAATCAAATCCACATCATGTATTTCTGCAAGTTCATAACCGTTTTGAGGTCTTACATATATCTCACCATTTGCATTGGCTTTCTCAACAACACCAATGTAAACAAGGTGTTCCGGTGCATATGGCTTGACATTTGTCAAATCACCAAATGTGTTTGCAAGATATAAAGTATCACCTTCAGAAAACAAGGATGTATCAACACCCTTTATTTGACCTTGACAAATTACCATACCATTTTGACCAGCCCCAATATCTTCAGCACATAACCCCAATGTCTTGGCACTATATTGGTCTGATGTATTCTTTGCCAATTTTACCGAAGCCTTGTTGCCAGTAGCTTGGTATAAATAAACTGCATCACCTTTATAAATGGTTGAACCTTCTGCATTGTGTACATAGGCATGAAGTGTTTGACCAATATTGCTTTCAACATTGGAATTATTGAGCATATATGTCAAAGAGCCAGTTGAACCATCATAAGCAATTTGACCCGGAGCCGGTGAGTTGAATGGGTTTAAACTGAATGCAACAAAATCAGTATTTAAACCATACCCACCCAAATCAACATTGTTTGTAGCACCGGTATAAGGGACATAATATTGAAAGTTTAAATATATGTTGTCCCAAGCAGAAACAATATAACTATTTAAAACGGTTTGTATTTCAAATGCACTTGATGGGGTGATGTAACCAAAAAGCACATCATTGTAATCCATTGTAAGGCTTCGTGTAATACCATTACCGGGATTTTCCGTATCAGTCCAATACAAAGTAATATTTGGGTTGTCAATTGTCCACCTTAATCTGAATTTTGGAATATACCATTCTCTCCATCCATCTGTAATGTAGATGTCAATTTCACTATTGTCTGAAATATTAAAAGTCATTTATTATCTCCTATAAGGGTCATACATTGGCAATTTGGATGCAATGGCTTTAGCTATCTCATCAACATTTGTTATTGGTTGCCCTTTTCTCCTAACCCTTTCCAAATCTATTGCATTCAAACCACCATTGTAGTAAATGGACTTGCTGATGTTTTCTGCAAATGATGATTGTTTGTCATTCTCATAAGCTACCTTTTGCCTTTCAAGAGCCGGGGCAATATATGTTTTTGCAATGTATTTGTTTAGGTTGTTGTCAAACATTGCATCCAATATTTCACTATATTCTTTTGTCTGCCTTGCCGGTAACACCTTTGAATGGCTTGGCATATAAACTATTTCCTCACCCTCTTCACCTACTCTTGCCATGTGTCCTTTTGAACCAGTATCTTTTGAACCTTTCCGGTATGGTATTGGTTGAGCAAGTACGGTAGCAGTTTGCAAACCGGCTAATGCAAGTATCAAAGCACTTAAGAGACCACCCGAAGTAAGATTTTTTACATCAGCCAAAGCTTGAGCCGTATTTAAAGCAATTTGAAACAATGCATTTGCCTTATCCAATATGGCTTGTTTCTTTTTTATTTCCCTAATCTTTTTCTGTGCTTCCTCTTCAGCTTTTACTTTTGCATCTTCAAGTTGTTGCTTTTGTAATTTGGCTTGTTCATCTGTAATCCTTCTAAATTCCAAATCCTCTTCAACTTTCGCCAAACTCTCATCTATTGCATCAATTTCAGCTTGTTTAATTTGCTCAATCTGTTCAATCCTCTTTTCTGCAAATACATCATACAAATTGCTTAACTCCCCAAGTATTGCCCCAACTTGTTGCAATGCTTGTGCATTTTGACTGACAAAATCCAATACACCTTGACCAAGCTTTGTTTGAGCATCATTGTATTGTTGCTCTGCCTCATCAAATTGCTTTTGTGCATTGTCAGTTATTTCCTTTCTTTTCTTATCAAACTCAAGGGTGATATTGGTTTTTCTTTGAGTGGCATTGGCAAAACCTTTTACTGAATCCTTTTCTGCTTCCTCTTGTTTGTTTAACTCATCAATCTTGGCTTGTGTTTCCTCATCCAAAGCTTGTTTAAACAATATTAACCTTTGGTCTAAATTCTTTTTTGCCTCACCCCTTTGAGCAATACCAATACCCTTTTCAATGTCCTTAATTATATTCTCAAATTGCTTCCCTTGTTGTTCTGTCTGTTTAGATATTTCTAAAATGTTGCCTTCAGCTATAAGCCTTCTTGCTTGTTCCTTTAGTTTTTTTAACTCATCAACCGTAGTTTGTTCAAGTGTAAGAATCTCTTTGGCACTCTTTTGGTCAATCAAATCCTTTCTGCCTTGCCTAATGCTTTCAAACAATTCTTTTGCCTCTTTGGTCAAAGTGTTGTTTGCTTTGGCTTGGGCAATCTTTAAATTAATATCCTCATCAACAAACTCTTTGTTCAAATCCCTTATTTGCTCAATCTTGTCAACTGCCTCAGCAAAAGATTTTGGTTCTATCAATTCAATGGGGGCAGTCCTTAATTCCCTTTGTATTTGGTTTAATTCATTTTTTAAACCTTCTAAAAGTTGCTTTCTTGCTTGAGCAGTCTTTTCAGCCTCTTGCCTTGCTTTCTCTTCAGCCTTTTGCCTCTCTTCCAATTCCCTTGTGATAAGGGTTATATTTGATTTGATTACTGACCTATTCACATTGCCATTTTCCTCAACATACTGGTTTAATTCCTTTGTTGACTTGGCTCTTATTTTGTCAAGGCTCAACTCATCTTGTTTATCCTTTATCAATTGTTTTTGATTGTCAATGCCACTTTTTATGGCTTTGATGTTTTCCTCATAAACAATTTTATTTATTCCGGCTTGTTCCCTTTCAGCTTCAATCTGTTCACGCAATTTTACATTGAGTGCCTCTTTATTCTTTACTTGCCTATTCAATGCAACCTCATTCTTTGCAAGTGCATCTTCATATTTTTTTAGGTTGTCCAATAAACCTTTTAAAATCTCATCATCAGTTTTGCCAAGTTCCTTTTGGTCTTTAATAAAAGCATCAACATTTCGTGGGGCTGACTCTGTGGCTATTGCTCTTGTATCATCCAATTGTTCATTGTAACCCAATAGGGATGCAGTAGCTTGTAAGATTGCATTTTTAACACTAAGCCAAGCCGGTGCCAATTGTTCACCCACAAAGTCTGCCAATCTTGAAGCAATTTTTTCTTGCTCAAGCAACTGGTCATTTATACTTTCTGCCTCAAGGTCTGCTTTACCCAAAAACTTTTCTGTGCCTTCCAATATGGCGTTGTAGTTTTCCAATTCTGTTTTTGTTGTGCTTATTTGCACACCCAAGTTTTGGAACTGCTTACCAGTACCATTTAAGGCATTTCCAACAGATTGGGAAGCACCAACAATGTCTTGACCGGTTATTTTTGCATATCCAACAAGCTTTGGTATCAACTCATCAATTTGCTGACCAGTCAAACCAAAAGCCGACAATATGCCTTGTGCTTGTCTTATTTGCTCACTTGAAAAAATGGTTGTCCTTCCTAATGTTTCAGCTTGTTGGTTTAACCCTTCAAATACATTTGTTGACTCCCCACCAATGGTAACAATAGTATCCCTTAATGTTTCAACTGATTTTTCAGCCCTTGCAAATGATTCTACTGCATTCCTTGTAAAGCTTACAATTGCTTCCAATGAAAAGGCTATACCAAAAGCACCGGCAATTCTATTAAGGCTATTGGTTATTTGATTAAATGCTTTTTCTGTATTGTTACCAACTTGGGTAGCACCGGCACCAACCTCATTAAGCCTAAATTTTGTTTCGTTTAGTTTGTTATTGTAACCAGTAAGAAAAGCCGGGTCAAATGCTTTTTTGTTTTCCTCTCTTATTTGCTTCAGCCTTTCAACATCAACTTTGAGGTTTTGTAACCTTTTCTTTTGTGCTTCGTTTTGCTTATTGGTATTCTTTTGTATCTCATCAGATGTCTGCTTGGTAGCATTTGCAAGTTGTGTTTGTGATGCAACCAATTTACCCAAGTCTTGCTCTAACTCACTTACATCTGCTTTATATTTTATAATAATATCTTCAGTTGCCATGTCACAAAGTAAGGGTTATAAATCAGTTATCATGTAACAAAGTTAAGCCTTTTTAACTTTTATATGAGAATCTTTTTTAGGTTGCAAAGACTTGATTTTCTTCACATAGGTAGCCAAAGCAATAAGGTAGGTTTCACAAGTTGATGCAAGGATTTGCTCATAGTTTTTTATATCCCCATCAACCAAAACCATTATGTGTATTCTTTGGTCTTCTTGCCTTTGCCTAACCCTCTCTCTCCACGCAATAATGAAATCGTTTTCTTTAACCTTTCCCTCTCCCGAACTGAGGTCTGCAAGTATGTTGCCAAGTCTTCGGGTGAAAACCTCAACAAGTCGTTTAGAAGCCTCAATTCGGGATTGTGAAAAAAAGAGTAATCATCGTTATGGTAATAAAGTTCTTGCAAAGCTTCAACCTTTTCATCATGTATTTTCTGTATAAACCTTGCTGAAGGCTCATCCTCTCTCACCAATTGAACTGCCATAAATTGCCACATCAACTGGTCATGCAGTATCAAGGATTGTCTTTCTTTAATTTGATTTAGCACCACACCAATCTTTGTTACATCTGCTTTCTTACCGGCAAATGCCAAAGCAAGTTCATTGGTTGCCACATCAATCAAAGCCTCAAGTTCTGAAGCATCAAGACCGGCACCCATCATGGTTAAGAAATCTTGCATCTTGCCCATTCTTTCCAATGGCATTATGGTTGTTGAACCGGTAAATCTATAATATACCTTGCCATCCAAATCAACCAAAGCCTTTTCCATTGTGAGTTTGTCGCCTTGTGGAATTTCTTTGGCATAGATTTTTAAAAACTCTTCCCTATGTTTTACCCATAGGTCTTTAACAGAGTCTTCACTCTTTTGCTTTTTTCTGAATATCATTTTCAATTATTATTGGTAGTTTAATATCTGCTCTTGGTGGACTGCATTTATACCACTTGTTTGCAATCATAACATACCAGTCTTTACCTTTTAAGATATAATGAAAACCATTTAGCCTTTGGTATTTCATATATCAAGGTTGTATCTTATCAAGGAGTTTAAACCACAAGTGCAAAGGGCAAAGAATGGAAATGCAATCAATGGCAAATCTAACCATACAAAGCTTGGAATTGACCACAAAGACCCCATGCAAGGCAAACAAAAATACAAGGGTTTTCTAAACTGATAAGGCAAATAAGAGCCATACCACCTAACCCACCATAATAACATTGGATGCTTGGGATAACCTTTAATCCTATGTTGCTTGGGGTCTTCATCAAACAAATCAGATGCATCCCAAGTGGTGGCAACATAAACACCAATGGACATAAGGCATGAAACAATTATGCCAAGTATGATATCAACCATTGCAAACTGGTAATGATAGTTGATAAACCCCATCACCACTCAAACCATTCACAACCTTAAAGTCAATGCAACAACCGGTTTGACCATCAACAACAACCTCAATGGTTTCAAGTGTAAGCTTGTCCATAAACTTAAACTTGTAGTGGTGATTCATTAAGTCATATGCCTCTGATATGTCCAAGCCATTGGTTGGCACTCCATCTGTTTCAATGATGTCACCATTGCCATCAGTTGTGGCAGTCCACATAATGGTTGAATCACTTGAGTAATTATGTAGGACAACAAATATTTCAGAGTTCAAATAGGTTGGTATGTTTATACCATCAATAAGAATTTGACCACTTGGCTCAAGGCATTTGGGCAAAGGATTAACCTTTATACAATTTTGGCAGTTCATTTGAATTTAATATTTCCAAAGTTAGTTTTTTGATGTCTTTCAATATCGGCTTTTACAAATGTATTAACTAAATACCTTGCACAATCAAGGTGGTCGGCTTTTTGTGTTATGTCCTTTCTGTTGGCTTTCATTATGTGACCTTCAGCATCACATTGAACCATTCGCATATCGTGAGCAAGACCGGGGCAGTTTGTGGGGTTGACTCTAAAAAATATACGGTTTCTTTTGTCTTGTGATATGTGCAATAAATAGTTGAAATCATTCCTTGAGGTTTCATGTGTTGGGTTGCTTGTTACTTGTATTTGCCCATTCCTTAAACCCAATAATCTCCTTAGTGTTTCATAGTTACTGGCATTGTCTGATACTGCAATGTTTCTATTGTTGCCCATTGCATCACCGGTCATCTTGCAGTTAAAGAGCAAAGGGTTGTAAAGTGCTTTTATTCTTTGTGCCATCAATTGTAAAGAGCCGTTGTCAATGGACATCTCGTTAACAATGTTGATATGAAGACCAGACTCATCCTTGTAAATATTTCCAAAGATTACTGCAAAAGGGTTAATGTTAAAGTCAATCCCAATATACAATTGTTTTTTCCAATCAAGTTGTACATTATTATCAAAGTGTGCATCAGTCAAAGCATAAAGGAAAGGGTTCATTGCCTTGCTATCCACATCTTCAGCCAAATACTCACATTGAAAAACCAATGGTGGTAATATTGACCTCATCATTTCAATTTCTGCCTTGTCAATGTGTGGATTGTCATAAGTAGAATAAACAAAGGTTTTCCATTGTTCGGGCATTTGATTTTCTTGTTTGCACAACCTTTTAAAATATGTTTCACCAAATTGTGGTGTTGAAAGAAAATAAGCATCCCCACCATAATCTGTAAGGGTTGGTGATATTGCTTGTTCCCAAGCCTCTTGGAACTTTGAAGCTTTCTCGCACTCATCAATCAGAACCCGGTGGTACTTTCTACCCCTTCCACTATTTGGCTCATCCATTGACCAAAAATCAACCTTTGCACCATTGACAAAAACTATTTGCTTAATGGTTTCAGACTTTGATTTAATGACATTGTAAAAGTTGTTGAGGGTTGTTTTCCATACCTCGTACAAATCCTTATAAGTTGGACTGAAGTAACCAACATACTGCCCCTTTTCAAATGATTCAAGTATTAACTCTTGGCATAGTTCTGTTTTCCCAAACCTTCTACCACATTTAAGCACATTGAAGCGTTTACGATTGTCCAACAAAAATTGTTGTTTAGAATGTGGCTTTGGTAGTTCCAGTTCTATGGTCATTGGGGTAGCCTACATTAAACAACAAACACAATAAGACAAGCAATATTAATTTAAATGATTCCCAATAAGAGATTTGCACTCTTGTTTCACCCGGTAGTGGTGCGTTTTGCTCTTTGCTACTCTTGTAGTCCAAACTAATAGGGGTATCATTCATTATCCTTTATGCTGAAATACCAACTATGGCAATTCCATTCTAATGCATCATAACCATTTCTTGGCTCTTTATTCATATCAGAGTAAGCTTGTTGGTAACCATCTTCCCAAGTGGTTATGATAATGTCTTGCTCCTTGTCAATCAATGACTGAATGTTTTTACCAAACCATTGGTCAAAATCATCTTTATTGGTTTTATCAATCCAAACTTGAAAGACTTGCTGAAGCACGGTAGCCATTACACTACTGGTTATATCTTGCCAAGTTAAAAACAAAACCAACAAATCCAATTGATAGGATTATAAACCAAATAAAGTTACCAAACTCTGTAAGCATAACACTAAGACCGGCAACCATTATAATGAAAAATAACAATGTCCATAATAGTCTTTTACTCATCACCTTTTCGTTTAATAACTATTTCCATTTGTTGTACACCCTCTTGTTTTACCTCTGTCCTTGCTTGTTTTGGTTTGAAGTATTCAAGAGATTTTAAATAAAGTTCTGAAGCCATTGCCTTGTCATTCTTATTGCCATCCCACAACTCATCAAGGTAGTTGTTGAATTTTTCGGCTTGTCTGCCCATGATAGCCTCACCCAAAGCATCCCATTGCTTTGTTTTCTCACCTATAGCCCCAACTGGTTTTCCTTTTGGGTTACCACTTTGTCCTTTTACAAACGGCATTTATTTTGTTTTTTGTTGATAGTTACAATATTGTACCTTCAAGTTGAACCTCTGCCTTTGATTTGGTTTGTTCCTCACTTACCTTAAGGTGAATATTCAACTCATTAAGTTTTTTTTTGAGTTGGTCAGCAAGAGTAATTATTTCTTGCACCTCTTTTTCAAACTCATCTTTGTTGGTGGTATAATTCACCTTAACCTCTATCATTGGTTGGTTCATTTCTTTTTCTTTAGTTTTTCGGGTAATGACTTGTATGCACTCTTAGAAGTCTTTTTGGCAAACTCTCTGCAAAGTTCCTTATTGGTTGCACAGATAAACCTTTGTTGTGCTTTTGATACAAATGGCATTGGTTATGGTAGTTTAGTTTTTCCAAAGAATGGTTTACTGCTTACTGATTTTTTGCCTCTGCAAGACCATAACTGCCTCGCCCAATAGTTGGCACTTGATGGGTCATTAGCCCCTTTAATTGCTGATGACCTTGCACAATAGCTATCTCCGGCATCAGTACCGGGTTTTATTCTATAACCTTTAGCACCAAAGTTTATTGTTTTGCCTTTATATTCAACTGCATACTTTTTGTCTTTGGTTTGTGACCTTGTGATTTTTGCCATACCCAAAGATAAATAAGAATTAAAAGATTTGTGTTTGCTTGGGTAAATAGTCAACCAGTTGCCCGATGTTTAGAGTGGTGAATCGGTACACTTTTATACCCATTTTTTGTGCTTCATTGTATTTTTCGCAGTCATTAGTATAACCTTTAATGGATGTATGCCGTGATTTGACGGAGCCAATACCCTCAAACTCATAAGCCGTTTTTGTTTTTGGGTGGTAATAATCAAATCTCCATTTTCTTGTGTTATGAAATTTATATTCGGCTTCAATACCTTCAACTTGGGATAGTATCAATTGAAAGTGACTTTTTGCATCAGAGGTCATTAAAATGGGTTTTTAGGCAAAGATAGTATTGGACTCTTGCCATCCATGTCAAAAAATCCAAAATATCCTTTTTGAACTTGAAGCTTTACCGGGTCATCAATGGTGGTAGGTCTGCCACCGGTTTGTGTGTCTTTTATTTTTCTGATGTGTATATGGGTTTGGTTGAAGTCTGTTGTATGTTGTAGGTACCGGTGAATGGTTATAAAGTCATCAGCACGGTTTGAGAATTTACCACCACCCTCAACATCTGCTTTTTGTGGGGGCATAGGAAAACCATTATAGTTGCCACTTGTATGGATTTTTCTCAAGGCTTCTGTAACTGCATGGGTTGAAAGGTAGATGCAACAATTGTGTTTTTTTATAAAGTTCCTCATTCTGTTTGTCACTTGGTAATGGTATTCATGGCTTGACATCCATTTATCCTTTATGGTAATATCAAGGGCATTGTAAGGGTCAATAAAAAAAGCATCATAGTGTGATTGTTTGCAAAGCTTTGAGGCTATTTGTAAAAGCCTATCGGCACCCATTTCAGTTTGAATGCGTAGAATGGTAAAGTTATCAGTTGCCCATTTGTAATAAACTTGGTATTCTGTTTCAGTCATTTTGCTGATATGCTTACCACTTTTGAACTGCATTAGGTCTTGTCTAATCCTACCCTCTTGGTTTTCCATGCAACACAAAATCCATTTCCAGTTATGAAGGTGGTTGCTTACAACTGCAAGAAAAAGCATTATATAGGTTTTGCCAACATTGTCATGCCCATTGATGATTACAAAAGAATTTGGTTTGAATCTAAAGTGTTTGTCAAGGTCTTCAAACCCGGTGCTTAATCCACTTTTAATTTCACCACTCAAGGATTGGTTTAGAAATGGAATCTCATTTTCCTTGTTGCTTATGATGTTGGCTATTGAACTTGTTGGCTCAAAGATGTTATTTATTCGTTCCATGTTCAAGCTATAGTCATCCAGTATCTCAAAGCAATCTGTTGTTGGGTCATAAGCTTGTGTAATTGTTTCTTGTGCTACCCTTATCATTTCCCTTTTAATGAAAAATTGTTGAAGTATTCTTGCAAAGTATTCAACACTTGCCATATTTAGGTAATGGGTCGTGAGGGATATGAGGTATTGCAAACCACCGGCTTTTTCCAAAAGCTTGTTGGCTTTTAGGTATTGGTGGACTGATGGAATATTTACGGCTTCAACAACCAGTATGGATGAGTAAATCAATTGGTGTTTGTCATCATAAAAGTGTTCGGGTTTCAAAAAAGGAATCTCTTCCCTTATGTTTGGGTAGGTCAATAGTGCTGAAAGAATATTTATTTCAACATCTAATGCATAGGGTTGTTGTTTAATCTCCATAGAAGTCATCCATTAAATTTGGTTTAGAATCGGGTTGGTTTGTTTGTTGCTTGGTTTGGTTCAATGCACCGTGTTTGTATTTTTCAATTGTGGTTAATCTTAGAATAAATTCGGGTGTGCAATATTTATAACCGGTTTCAATGTGGTATTGGGTAGCCTTTAGGTTTTGTATGACATCAAAGATTTCTTGCTTGGTCACCTTGTCTTTAATTAGCCTTGCTTTGTAGTGTGATACAATTTTGTCCCCAACCCTAAAGCGTTTTTCAAAGGTTTGGTTTATGAAGTCAACCAATTTTTTGCAATCTTGACTATATATATTACTTATTACATTATTACATTCTTGTTTAGTGTTCAGCCGTTGTTCATTCGTTGTTCGCTCGTTGTTCATTCGTTGTTCAAAAGGTTGTTCACCCTTTTGGAATTTGTTCCAATTACATATTGATATTAAACGGCTTGTGGTTGTTTTTCGTTGTTCAATTTGTTGTTCGTTTTTGAAGTAATTGAGTATTCTTTCAACTGAACTTTCATTGACTCCGGTTTCTTCGCTTATTTTTTTTCTGCCAGTAATAAATTCACCCTCTTGAAGGACAATGGTTTTGCCATTCCAAAAGTATTCCCTCGGTTCGTGTGTTGCTTCTTTCAAGAGATACACCCATACTGCCACATAGTTGGGATGTTTAGACCATCCTTTGTCCCACATTTGCCGGTACAATTTTATATAGCCTTGCTCCATTTCATTGATGGATTAAAGTATAGATAAGCCTTTTCAAATCCTTTTTTACAATGCCTTTGTCAGCCAACCAAAGTAGGTATTGCCTACCCTCTTTTGTGGTCATCACATCCCTTACAGACATCCCTTTGTACTTTCCAAATTTCAATGTGTGGTTTATCATCTTATTATTTTTTGGTCAAAAAGAAACCCCCAAAGTGGTTGGAGTCACAATGGGGGTTGGGATATGGTAAGCATCCCTTTGGGTTAGATGGGCAACCCTTATTTTTTTTGTGTATCTCCAACAATACATGGTAAAAGTATATATCAATTCAATTTCTTGTGGCTATATTTGGACATGAAAGTAGTAGGGTTATATCCATTCTTTTCTACACCCCTTTACCTTTACCAAAGTGAAATATAAAAAAATAGTCCTCAACCACTTGCCTTTTACATTGCACATTTTTGTGAATGCAAAGCCATTGGACATTGTTAAAAAATTAAACAAATCAAGAAACAAAAACCAAAGGTTTAAAGTAGATGATTTTGAAATTTCTAATTCAGCAGTTGCATCATCATATGAATTAGAATATAATTTGCCCGGTCATTGGCTTATAGTATTCAGAGCAACAGACCTAAACACCATTGCACATGAGGTTTTCCATGTTGTCATGTGGCATAACAAATACATCGGGCAAAGGTTCAACTCAAGTTCTGAAGAGTCATACGCTTACCTATTTGGTTACCTAATCCAAGAAATATATGAGTTTGTCAAGGCAAGTAAGTGAGTGGATTATTAAAAGCGACAAAGAGGGCTTAACATCCAATTTAAGCAATAATGAAGCATCAAAGGTTTTCAAAATTCTTATGCCCCAAGTAGAAATAAGTTTTGATAGCTTAAAGACTTACATACAAAGGGCAAGGAGTGGTAACATTCCAAACTGGAAGGAAAAAGTTGACATCAATGATATTGCAAAAAGCATAGAGAAAAACCTTGAAGAGGCAAAAATATTTTACAATGAGGATGCAGAGGTATTGCCCGATTTCAATGACCCACTTGGCTATCTTATTGATTTTCCAAATTCATGGTCTGAAGTCAATGAGCCGGTAATCATACAAGGCATTAAACGGCTTGGTGTTTGCAATGATATTCATTTACCTTACCATTGCCCTTATGGTGTTAGGGCTTGTTTTAGTGAGTTTAAAAAAAGGGGTGTTGATGGCATTTATTTAAATGGTGATATCATGGATATGGAAGAGGTTAGCCGTTTTGAGAAAATGCCCACCGGTAAGTTTTTAAAGGATGAGATTGAGGTGGGTAGAAAGTTTTTGGAATCAATGAGAAAAATGTTTCCAAACATTCCCATTTACTGGAAAGATGGCAACCATGAAAAGCGTTTTCAATCATACATAAATACCAAGTGTGAGGATTTGGCTAACCTTTATGGAATGGACATACCAACCCAATTGCAGTTTGATAAGTATGACATTCAGTATGTCCCGGAGCATAAGGTTGCAAAGTTTGGCAAACTATGGATTGCTCATGGGCATGAACTTGGTTTGAAAAGTGGAACGGTCAACATAGCAAGACAAGTAAGGATGAGGGTAGGGGTCAATGTTATGTTTGGTCATTGGCATAAAAACCAAAATGACTCATCAAGAAATTTGGCTGATGAGGTTCATAGTGCTTGGGCAATTGGTTGTTTGTGTTATTTGAAACCAAGATACACCGGTGTGTTAAACCAATGGACTCAAGGGGGTGCTACCGTTGACTTGCATGATGATGGAAATTTTACCGTGTCAGCTTTTCAAATCCAAGATGGAGTTGTGATTTAAATTATACCTATTAAGGTACTAATACTACCACTATTTGATTTTTTGTAACCTTTAGGGTATAGGTTATTTAACCTCATACAAATTATCCATTGTGATAAAATAGTTTTCCCTTGTTACTTGACCACCCCCATAAATCTTTTTGTTTGTTTTTGTATTATAAAGGTCATAGGAACAATTAAGGTTTCCTTTCTCATCTGTTATACTTTTTATGAATGTCCTACCATCCTTTAATGTATGGAGCAAGATGACAAATTTGGTAGAAATTAATTGAGCAACTTTAATACCAGTATCAATTTTGTTTTTGCTTATTAAAAGGTCATTGTCAAAAGTGCTTTGAAGTTCAAAGTAATTTATATCCCTAACCTTTAACTCATATAATCCAACAACTTTGTCTTGCTTTATAATTATACCATCAATCAAAGAAAACTCATCATTGAATGGAAAGCAATATAAACCTTTTTGTTCCATTATATCATAAACCTTTTGGGTTGCTTGGTTGCTTTGCTCAATAGTCATTTCATATGCTTTAAAATGTGGGCAATCACATCAATAGTCCATCCATTGCCAAGCATCTTATACCTTTGGGAGTCGCTTACATGGTTGGTGTAATTATCGGGAACTGTTTGCAATCTTTCACATTCCACCGGGGTCAACCTCCTAATCCTTGATGTCAATTTTGCAATTTTTGATACACTATTCATATACTCTGAAGATGAACCAGCTCTTCCTATCGCAGTTGTTAAGCAATTATGTTTATCAGTATCAACATTAATATCAAATTTATTTTTTTGATTTTCATTTAAATCTAATATCATATGACTTGGGTTACGCAATTGAGTTTGTAAGGGTGGAGATATCCCATTGATGTCATAAATGCGATTTTGTTGGAATGGTTGTTGGTTATGTGACTCTTTTGATTCATTCAGAACACCAAAATCATTCTTGTTTAATTTTAAACCTTTTAACATCCTTTCACTCAAATAATATTTCTCATCTATAATGTAATCACTATCAATTTTGTTTTGTTTTGTTCTTAATGCAAAAGCTTTTTTATTACCATAAGTTGGCTTGAAAAAATGCCCATATTTTTCTGATTTACTTTTTGCATCTTTTTCATATAAATAGTTTAACATTTTTTTACTTAAATAATGTTTTGCATTTGGGTTATCCTCCAATATATCTTTCAGCAATATTCCCTTTTCTTTCGGCTGAACAATTGTTTGTTCAAGGTCACCAAACAATCCTTTTGGCTCAAGACCTATGTTTGTCCAGTAAAGCCTTCTCCTATTTTGTGCTGACACCAAACTTGAATTGATTTCCAATGGGTGTACCCCAATTGTCTTGGTTATCACTTTCTCCCATCTTTCTTCCATCATCACATTCTCAAGCAAGAAATATTTTGGCTTGACCTCATTGAGTAATCTTATATATTCCCAAAACAAATACGATTGACCTTCAAACTCAAAGTTGTTTTGCTTTAGTTCAAGGTATTGGTCAAGTGATAGAATTTCAATGTTGTCCTTTGTTGACATTCCTTTTCTTTTACCGGCAAAAGAGAAGGATTGACAAGGTGAGCCACCCATCATCAAAGTGATTGGAGTATTAGAGAAGAGGGAGACTTTGACCTCTCTCACATCTCCGATTTGAATGGTGTTGGGAAAGTTTGCCATTGTCACTTTCATTGCATACTTATCAACCTCACTTGCAAAATAATTGTCATAAGATAACCCAACCCGATTGATGGCAAGTTGACCACAACTCATTCCATCAAATAAGGATAGCACATTCATTTTTTTACTGGTCTGCCCCCCCCAAGCTTTACATTGTCTTTCTTTACCATTTGGTGAAACTCTTCAGATTTATAAAGCTTTTGCCTTCGCCTAAATGCATGGACATTTTTCCACTCCCTACCAAGCACCAAAGCAATTTGCTTGTCTGTCATCATAGGGTTTTGGATTAT